CATATGCACATATAGGAATATATCTATAAGTGTTGGTTGGCGTATGGTGCAACCTTGCCCGCCAACTGGTCACTACCAGTAGCACAACTGTTCTACCTGCTCGGGGTGAACTGCTGCCGGCTGTGTTGAGATGATTACTTCCGATTACTATAAATAATCAGAAGTTATATTCTGCACCCTATAGACACACACGAACACGCACACCCCGAGTTCGTTGTATGCAGTTGGTGTAGTGTAGTAGGGGTAGGTATCTTTTGCATAGTTATTGTTTTTGTTGTTACTTGGTCAAATCCTGCATACCTTCCTACCCTCCCCAGGCACCGGGAGTTAGGTTTAACCAACATAGAATAGCCAATATGTTAGCGATTAGGGCCAGATTGTGGCATTAATTGTTATTATATGGTACTTTATTCAGTGTAGTGTAGTAATCATCTGGAATATAATTACGATTATTATAAAGTTGGTTCGAATAATGTGAGGAAATTCTCGTAACTCGTCACTTCTTCCTCTAAAATGTCTCGTTCCCAAACCGTCATTTTCGCGCAAATGTGACGATTTACGAGAATTTGAACTGTAAAAGAATCCTTACAAGTTCGTTCAACACATCGGAAATTCCGAGTAGTTCTACCCTTGACTTCCTGACAATTGTGTGGTAAGATGGCCTATATCATTAGGAGGACTATGCCAGATAGAGATGGATACCCAACAGAAGATGAATTAACCAAGGTTCGAGAATGGAAAGTTTATTCTTATACTCTCCATGAATTTATGGATTATGTAAAAAGTATTTGGACTTGGCCAGATTATATCTGGAGAAGTGGTCGTATGTATGTTTTAGTTACTGGGGGCTGGAGCGGTAACGAAGATATTATCAGGGCTATGAAAGAGAATACACTATTTTGGCTGTTCTTCTGGGAGTCCTCAGAGCGAGGTGGGAGATTTAAATTTAATGATTTAGATTATGATGAAGAGGATTGGATAATATGACGATTTCAAATCAAACCTTCAAGAAACCTAAGTTCTTTTGGTTCCGCATTAAGATTGCTGACCTTCGCTTATGGTTGAAGAGATTACGCCATCCTGAGAATATCTGGTATGGGGGTGGATTAAAACGCGAATCCGCTCTGTCATGTGTTGGACCTGGTTGGGCTAAGTTAATTAATAATCTTTATGATGCCAAGCCCAAGGGAGTGCGAGTTGTACAAGTTAAAGAAAAATATGCTGGATTGAGGTTTTACACTGACTCCTCTCCAGATTGGTTTGAAGATTTAGTTAGTTATTATTCTATGTTGAGCGAAAAAACTTGCGAACAGTGTGGAGAGCCTGGAAAGGTTCGCGGAGATTTGGGTTGGATTCTAACATTGTGCAACAAACATTATAAGGAAACCAAAGAGGCTCAATCTAGGAATTGGAAAAGACCAACTCAAACCTTGACGAAATAAGGTTGTTATGGTAATATCCTCATGAATAGGAGGTGACACATGAGCGATAAAGTTTGGGTAGTTGGTTTTGAATTAAAGAGCAATCCTATAGACGATAACGGCATTGAATGTGTATGTGAATCTGAGGAGTCAGCCAAGATTGAGATAGCCCTTCGCGGGTTACGGCACCCTAATTATAAGTATTCAATTTGGGGTGATTATAATATTATTCGACTTATTCCATTGGGAGATTAACATGACTGAAGTTTATGTACTTATTGCGAATGAAAATGAAAAGGTGAAAGAATGTATCGTACTTCCCAAAGAAGATGGAGTTCAATTTGTTGAGTTCGGAGTAAGAAAAGCATTGCAGAATATCTATGGGACTGCTAATGTTACATCTTCATCTCGAATTATTGGAGAGGTTCCATCAAATATTGGAAGATATTTAGCTGAGAATAGCATTAAGAAGGGACCAACTTGGATATCATGCAAAGACTCTTGGAATGCACCCGCAATTAATGAAAGATATTTAGTTAAACTATCTAATGGGTGGATAACGATTGCCTCCTATTTCTACAAGAAAGAGCCAGGCAGTGTACATCCCGGATGGAAAAACGATTCAGGTGTTTGGATTGATAATGAGTCGGTTCTTGAGTGGAAGAGGTTGGAGTAGTATGACAGAGATTGACGATATAATAAACGCACGGAAAGCAAGATACTTAACAGTTCTTGAATTGGTTAAGAGTGATGTTATTGATGAAACTGCAGCTAAGATTTGTTTAAAAGGCAATCTGGACCCAGATGATGATAACACCTTCTCAGATGATAGTATGCTCCCATTAGATAACCAAGTGCAGGGCTTGTATATGATTGAATTATCAGGGACGTTTGTATTATGAGACCAGATGACCTTCCTACTGAAGAAATAATTAAACTGTTTGCAATTCCAGAGAAATATATCAAGACCCTAAAGTGGAGTAAAGATTCCGAAGATTACATTAAGACTTTAGTTATTGGGAATATTCGTGCGTTTTATATTTGGTTGTTTGAACATGACTTCATAAGTCCTCTTGGCTCTTATGTTGAAGGCGATTAGATGAGCACTGATATTCCATATGAAGAAGTTAATCACCCATCTCGGGAGATGTATGTTTCCAGCGATGGGGATGATATTAAATGGGTACTTGGAAAGGTGTTGCAGTATTCACAACAGGAATTCAAAACAATGTATCTGATACAGAGAAGTGGATTTTATTGGATGACAGATTATCCACCCGAATTTAAAAAGAGAGTGGCAACTGTCTACCCAGGGGGTAGAATACTGTTAAGAGGGAAACAAACCTTGACTCAGAATTAATAATGTGGTAAGATGCAATTAGCCCCCATCGTCTAAGGGAAGGAACGGCCACATGGAACAGCCGGAATGAGTGTTCGGTTGCACTCTGGGGGCAACTACAACCCCAAGGGTAGTATCCTTTCGCAAAACTGTGCACAAGTTAGCGAGATGGGTCTTATGAGTGAGAACGCCCGTTGGGTTGACGACCAAAAGATAAGATATGGTTTGTCCTATCACGACTCCTGACTAGCCTGAGGTAATTCCGAATGGTCATGCAGGAGAACAAGAGTGGGGCAGGTTTGACCTAAAGGGCCTCTGGAGTCGCATAGCGTCTCTAAGCACAAATGCTTGTTGGTAGAATCCCAACCCCCACCCAACTTTTAACAGAACCCACCACGCGATAGGGTAAGCCTAGCGGACCGAGGTTATCTACGGATATGAATGCCAATTACATTCAGGGTCATTTAGGGTGGGCGTCCGATTGGGGATAGTCCACTCAACTTTTAATGTAACGGTTACTTTCAACAAATGTTGAAAAGAGGTGACACATTACCCTTGACGCCCAGAGATTTTGTGGTAAGATAAGGTTATATTTGATAAAGGAGGAAGTTTGAATCGATATCTCTTAAAGAAAATGGATGGTGTGGCAGTAATCTTTTTGTCGGATGGTCTTACCATAGACCAAAGAGGTGTTTATGTGTTGGGATGGGATAAAGATGGAATGTACAATTCTGCATTCCCGTTACTGAGTTTGATTATTTGGTAAAATATGACAGATAGAACAGTTAAGCAACTTCATGCTTTAATACATAAATATGTTAAGAAGTGGAAATCGGAATTGTTCCTCGGGATGTGGACCATCAATTTCAATCTTCGGGATTGGCTCACAAATAATCATGGGGACGGAACCTTAACAGTTGCAAGATGTGATTCTAGGTGGGCATACTTCGAAGCAGACCTTGAGTTTAGTTTCATGATTCTCAAGGATAAGTCCAATGAGTTCATCGAGCGCACAGTGCTGCACGAACTTCTTCATATCGTTGTGCATGAAATGCAGATTGAAGAAGGAATTGAACATGAGGAAAGAGTAGTCAGTCATCTGACTATGTTGATAGCAAGACTTGGTGACGTACCTAATAAGGAGGATTAAGAAATGCCAGCATATGAAATCGTTGTTCGAGAAATACAAACATTATTGGACGGAGAAGAGGTTAGGCCCCATAAAGCAATGGTGCTTGCTGAGTCTCTCAATCCCATAAAGGCGGGAGGCTCTAAATTTAATTGGAGAATTACTGAAATAGATGTTGAATCGGGCGATAGGGGGCTGGAGATTTACGATTCAGGACCAATTCCAACGGATTTAATTGATTTTGGTTCTACTATTCTCAGCGCGGTGCGTTGGGAGCAACAGCAAGAGGAGGATTAAAGATGTTATTTATATCAGTTAAGAAATATAAGGAATTGAATGCGGAATTGGAAAAGGCCAATGATTTACTTTATTCGGAATGGAAAGAAAAATATACAGTGCCCTACTTAGTGGATAGGGCCATAGATTCCATGCAAGAAGTTCTTCGATTGCGTTTACTTCGTACTATCGACAAGCAATGCATCGAAGCCTTGTTGAAGATAATTCATGAAGATGGCTCAGCCCTCAGCCCCTTCGAAAAATCTTTAGTTGACCAGACTTTGAATCAGTAGGAAGGAGAAATAATGGCAGTAACTAAACCTAAAGTTAAACCAGTAACTAAGATTGCGAAACCCAGAGCACAGACCTCTACGCCCAAGGGTAGGGCTAAACCCCTCAAGAGTGTGGCTCCGATGATTAAACCAGCGGTGGGAAGTTGGACTCCGCCTAAA